ATGGAAAAAGTAAAAGCCGCCTGTGACTCTGCAAAGCAGAATCCGGGAGAAGAGAACTCCTTCAGACAGCTGAGATTAAATCAGTGGGTCAAGCAGTCGATCCGATGGATGCCTATGGAAAAATGGGATGCCTGCAATTTTAATGTGGATGAAGATGAATTGGAAGGCAGGGTCTGCTATGGTGGACTGGACTTGTCATCTACAACCGATATTACGGCATTCGTGCTTGTATTCCCGCCAAGGGATGAGGAAGACAAATATATCGTTCTCCCATATTTCTGGGTGCCGGAAGATACACTCGACCTTCGAGTCAGACGAGACCATGTTCCATATGACGTGTGGGAACGACAAGGGTATCTGCAGACTACGGAAGGAAACGTTGTCCATTATGGATATATCGAGCAGTTTATTGAGTCCCTAGGTGAGAGGTTTAATATCCGAGAGATTGCTTTCGATAGATGGGGAGCAGTTCAGATGGTGCAGAACCTTGAGGGTATGGGATTTACCGTAGTTCCGTTTGGACAGGGATTTAAGGATATGTCTCCGCCTACCAAGGAATTGATGAAACTGGTGCTTGAAGAACGAATCGCACACAGCGGTCATCCGGTTCTTAGATGGAACATGGATAACATTTTTATACGAACAGACCCTGCCGGAAACATTAAGGCAGATAAGGAAAAATCAACAGAAAAGATTGATGGTGCCATTGCAGCAATCATGGCACTGGATCGAGCAATCAGAAATGGGAATGCCAATACGGAATCTGTATACGATAACCGAGGCATTCTTTTTATTTAGGAAGGAGCGTGAGCAGATATGGGTATTTTAAGCGGATTATTTCATTCAAGAGATAAGCCTTCGAATAGTACCAACGGTAGCAGTTATCGTTTTCTCTTTGGAGGAAGCACCTCCGGCAACAGGGTAACGGAACATTCGGCCATGCAGATGACTGCAGTGTATGCCTGTGTGAGAATTCTTTCAGAGGCTATAGCAGGACTTCCGGTGCATCTGTATCAGTATACGGATAAAGGAAGTAAGGAAAAGGCAGTGAAGCATCCATTATATTTTCTGCTTCATGATGAGCCGAACCCGGAAATGACATCCTTTGTCTTCCGAGAAACACTGATGACGCATTTGCTTTTGTGGGGCAATGCCTATGCACAGATTATCCGTAACGGAAAAGGTGAGGTTCTTGGATTATATCCACTCATGCCAAATCGTATGACAGTGGATCGTGATGACCGTGGGCAGATTTACTATCAGTACCAGGTATCTGATTCCGATGCTCCGACCATGAAAGAAGGAACGGTCAATCTGAAGAAGGAAGATGTCCTGCATATTCCTGGTCTTGGTTTTGACGGACTGGTTGGATATTCTCCGATAGCGATGGCCAAGAATGCAATTGGGCTTTCCATTGCGACAGAAGAATATGGAGCCAAGTTTTTTGCAAACGGAGCCACTCCCGGAGGAATCCTTGAGTATCCGGGAACGGTCAAAGATCCTGACCGAGTGAGAGACAGCTGGAACAAAGGATTTAGCGGAAGAAATTCTCACAAGGTTGCTATTCTGGAAGAAGGAATGAAGTATACACCGATTTCCATTTCTCCAAATGAAGCACAGTTCCTCGAAACAAGAAAATTTCAGATTGATGAGATTGCTCGAATTTTCAGAGTCCCACCACATATGGTTGGTGACCTTGAGAAGTCGAGCTTTTCTAATATTGAGCAGCAGTCACTGGAGTTTGTGAAATACACACTGGAACCGTGGCTGATGAGATGGGAGCAGAGCATTAACCGTGCATTGCTTTCTGCAAATGAAAAATCCACATACTTCGTCAAGTTCAATGTGGACGGTCTGCTTCGTGGGGATTATCAGAGCCGCATGAATGGTTATGCCACGGCAAGGCAGAATGGTTGGATGTCAGCCAATGATATCCGTGAACTTGAGAACCTCGACCTTATACCGGAAGAGGATGGTGGGGACTTATACCTCATCAACGGAAATATGACAAAACTTGCCGATGCAGGAATCTTTGCAAACGGCGGAAAGGAGAATGCAGATGAAGAAGTTCTGGAAGTGGAAGAACAAGATGGTGACGAACCAGGAGACGATGGAACAGACACCGGAGAGGACACTGTTTCTAAACGGAACCATCGCAGAAGAAAGCTGGTTTGATGACGAAGTGACTCCACAGCTTTTCAGAGATGAATTAAATGCCGGAAACGGTGACATCACGGTATGGATCAATTCTCCCGGAGGTGACTGCATCGCAGCAGCACAGATTTATAACATGCTGATGGAATACAAAGGCAATGTGACCATCAAGATTGATGGCATCGCAGCCAGTGCAGCATCTGTGATTGCAATGGCAGGAACAAAGGTCCTTGTATCTCCGGTATCGATGATGATGATCCACAATCCGATGACTGTGGCTATGGGAAATACGAATGAAATGCAGAAGGCAATCGCCATGCTTGATGAAGTAAAGGAATCCATTGTGAATGCTTACGAGATCAAGACAGGCATGAGCCGTGCAAAGATTTCTCATCTGATGGATGCAGAAACATGGATGGATGCAAACAGTGCTGTGGAGATGGGATTTGCAGATGAAATCTTACAGAGAAGTGTAACCGATGAAGTCGAAATTCCAACGGTCAGCATGGTGTATTCACAGGCAGCAGTGACCAATTCGCTTATGGATAAGATTGCTGCCAAATGCAAAATCGAACTAAAAATTGAAGTAACCAAAACGAAAGCCGACTCCCTCATGGATCGGCTTAATTTATTGAAAAATTGGAGGTAATAGAACATGACTATTCAGGAATTAAGAGAAGCAAGAAACAAGACATGGGAAGGTGCAAAAGCATTTGTGGAAAGCAAGCGTGATAAGGACGGTCTTCTTTCTGCAGAAGATGCTGCTACCTATGCGGAAATGGAAAAGAAGGTCAAGGATTATAGCCTTGAAATCGAAAGAATGGAGCAGATGGATGCGATGGAGAATGAACTCCGTCAGCCTGTGAATGTTCCTATCGTAACCAAGCCTGTGGCAGACAAGCCAAAGGATGTGAAGGTTGGACGTGCATCGGATGAGTACAAGAACGGGATGCTTACTGCACTTCGTACGAACTTCCGTCAGGTATCCAATGTTCTGCAGGAAGGTGTAGATGCCGATGGTGGTTATCTTGTGCCGGAGGAATATGACAGCAGACTCATTGATGTTCTGGAAGAAGAGAATATCATGAGAAAACTGGCTCACAGAATCACAACTTCCGGTGAACACAAGATCAATATCGCAGCAACAAAACCTGCAGCTGCATGGATTGAGGAAGGTGGTGCCCTTCAGTGGGGAGATGCTACCTTTGACCAGATTTTGCTTGATGCCCACAAACTTCATGTAGCAATCAAGATCACAGAGGAACTGTTATATGACAATGCCTTCAGACTTGAGAACTATATCATCGAGCAGTTTGGTAAGGCACTCGCAAATGCAGAAGAGGATGCATTTCTTAACGGCAGTGGTGTTGGACAACCTCTTGGTTTGTTTGCAGAAAAGGGCGGAGGAACTATTGCTAATACAGTAGCAACTCCGACTGGTGATGATGTAATCAATCTGGTGTATGCATTAAAGCGTCCATACAGAAAGAATGCATCATTCATTATGAACGACCAGGCAGTGGCTATGATCCGTACCTTTAAGGACAACAACGGTGCTTATATGTGGCAGCCTTCTGTACAGGCGGGAGAGCCGGATAAACTCTTAGGATATCCGGTACACACATCTCCGTTCTGCCCAGTGAACATGATGGCGTTCGGTGATTACAGTTACTATAACATCGGTGACCGTGGTACCCGTTCCTTCAAGCATCTTACAGAACTTTTCGCTGGCAACGGCATGATTGGTTTTGTAGCAAAGGAAAGAGTCGATGGTAAGCTTATCCTTCCGGAGGCGGTACAGATCCTTAAGGTGACTGGAAAGACTTCTTCTAAAGCAGGAGCGTAAGAATACGGCAGTGCTGTCCAATGATGGCACTGCCTAAATTTTAGACCAGAGGTGGTGAAAAATATGATTGTAGAACTTGAAGAGATGAAGGGATATCTTCGTGTGGATTTTGATGACGATGATGAACTGATAAAGTATTTCATTGTTACAGGAGAAAATCTGTGTGCGGATATTGCAAGAATCTCTGTGGAAGAACTGTCAGAAATTCCATCTTCCAAGATTGCTGTCATGTATGCTGTGGCATATTTATATGAACACAGAGAAGATGCAGACCATCATGCGCTCACCATTTCTCTTCGGTCCTTGCTGTTTGGCAGCAGAAGAGAGGTGTTCTGATGGATATTGCACTCATGAATGTTCGTATCACTTTTCAGAAAAATGAAGTGGTCACGGATAAAATCGGCAATCACAAAAATGCCTGGTCGGATTTCTATTCCTGCTATGCCACAGTCAGTGGTGAGGGTGGGTCTGAAAAGGCTGTTGCAGGTCTTGTGGTAGAGGATTCGGATATTTCCTTTACGGTTAGATATTGCAGAGCATTATCGGATATTGATTCCACCAAATGCCGGGTTCTTTTTGATGGTGCTGTTTATAACATCGTTTCCATTGACCACATGAATTTCAAGAAGAAATGTCTGAAGTTCAAATGTGAGAAAGAGAGGAAGAAGTAATGGCAACAAAGATCGATAACCTTGCCCAGGAGATTATGGAAGGTTTGAAGGAATATGCTGACCTTGCTTCTGACGATGTGAAGAAAGCAGTCCGAAAGGCAGGCAATGAGGTCAGAAAAGAAATCTCTGCATCTGCTCCGGCTGATACCGGAAAGTATGCAAAATCGTGGACAGTGAAGAAGACAAAGGAAACATCGAATTCCTTAGAGGTGACTGTACATTCCAAGAACCGATATCAGCTTGCCCACCTTCTGGAACATGGTCATGCCAAGCGTGGAGGTGGCAGAGTCGCTGCAAGACCTCATATCGCACAGGCAGAGCAGAATGCTGTAGAAACATTGGAAACAGAAATCAGCAGAGCACTGGGAGGTATGTGATGGATAAGCTATTAAAAATGTTAGAGGAGATGGACATTCCCTTTGCATACGATCACTTTGCAGAGGGAGAAAGTCCTGATCCGCCATTTATCTGTTATTTGATTCCCGGCACAGATCACTTTTCTGCTGACGGAAGAGTCTATAAAAAGATAAATGAGATTCATATAGAACTGTACACCGATTTCAAGGACTTGTCGGTGGAGCAGAAAGTTGAGGCTGTACTTGATGAGCACGGCATTTTTTATGATCACACAGAGACGTGGATCGAAAGTGAAAAGATGTATGAAGTCCTATATTCATTTGAAATGGAGACTTAAGCTATGGCAAATAAAATCAAATATAATTTAAAGAATGTACACGCTGCAAAGCTGACCTTATCAGATAGTGGCGAGTATACATATGACACACCAAAGGCAATCCCAGGTGCTGTCAGTATCAGCTTAGATGCTGAAGGTGAATCAAATCCGTTTTATGCAGATGGAATTGTTTACTTCCGTTCTACATCAAATAACGGATATAGTGGTGATTTAGAAATTGCCCTTATCCCAGAATGGTTTAGAACGGATATTTTAAGGGAGGAACTTGATAAAAATGGAGTGCTTGTAGAAAATTCAAACATTGCAGAAACAAACAAGTTTGCACTGCTTTTTGAGTTTGATGGCGATGCAAAGAGTATCCGCCATGTAATGTATAACTGCAATGCTACTCGTCCATCTATTGAGTCTGAGACAAAAGAGGAATCGATTGAGCCAAAAACTGAGAAGTTATCTCTTACTGCAGATCCTAGAAGTGATGGCCTTGTAAAGAGTAGAACAGGAGATACGACTACAGAGACTATTTATAATAACTGGTATAAATCAGTATATGTTCCTGTAGCAAAGACTGCATCAGCTGGTGGAGGTGCTTAAGATGTTAAAGAAAACAATTAATGTCGGTGGCAAAGAGGTAGCATTTCGCTCCTCTGCCACTGTACCAAGATTATATCGTGCGAAGTTTAAGAGAGATATATTTAAGGACTTAGCAAAACTACAAAATTCCTATAAAGGAACTCAGGAAGATGGCGATGAGTTTGCAATCGATGATTTGGAAATCTTCGAGAATGTGGCTTACATCATGGCATATCATGCGGATAATACCATTTCGGAAAGCATTGACGAGTGGCTTGATCAGTTTGAGATGTTTTCCATTTATGAGGTACTGCCGGAGATTCTTGCACTTTGGGGTACAAACCTTATCACGGATATTGATTCTAAAAAAAACTTAAAAAAAGTAGCAGGGAAATGACAACTCCATTATTCCTTCTGCGTTGCTTAGAAATCGGTCTTTCCATTCGAGATTTGGATTATCTCACCATCGGAATGGTGATGGATATCTGGACTGAAAAAGGAAATGACTCCGTAAAATACGATAATCTTGCAACGCAGGAGGATTTTGATAAGTTCTAATCTCAATTCCTTTAAATGGCGGAGTTATTGCAACTCACAAGCTGTTTTTTGCGACTTACCTCCAATCAAGGGACAGGATTCTAGAAGTAAGCTATAATGACCTCAACAAGAGAAAAGCGAGGAGGTCTAAGGATGAAAGTAAATGTAGATATCTCATCTGAACATAAAGAAACATATGCAATCATTTACACAAATAAAATGACAGAAGAAATACAACGTGTGATGGATATCTTTAGCACAAGAGTTACTCCAATTACTGCATTGAGAAATGAAGAGGACATTATAGTTCTTCAACCAACCGATATCTTCATGATCCGTGTTGAAAACGGAGATACGATTATATATGGAGAAAACGATAACTATCGTTCGAGAAGAAGGTTATATGAACTTAAAGAACAGTTAGGAAACTCTTTTATGCAGATATCAAAATCAGCGTTGATTAATCTATCGTACATGGATAGCGTAGAATCAAGTTTTAGTGGAACCTTATTGTTGAAACTAAAAAATGGGTGTAAAGAAAATGTTTCTAGAACATATCTTCCGGAATTCAAAAAATACTTAGGACTGTAAGGAGGTGCAGTGTAATGAAGGAATTGTGTAAGGAATTAATCAGAAGTACGGTGATTAGTATTGGAATGGCTATGGCAATATTCTGTATTGTCGGAATAGTATTTGATGTAAAGTATGCTGGCAATTTTAGTTTGGAAAATTATCAATTTACAAAAATGGTTATTGGATGTGTTTTGATCGGATTAGGATTTGGTGTACCAAGTATCGTGTATCACAAAGACACATTACCGATGCCGATTCGTGTGATTATCCATATGGGAATAGGCTTAGTAGTTTATACCATCGTGGCATATTCCGTTGGGTGGATTGGAAGTTCAGCATCAATTGGTGAGGGAATCATAATTGGTCTTATACAAGTAGCTGTAGCATTTGTCATTTGGTTTCTGTTTATGCGCTATTATAAGCAAGAGGCAAAGAAAATGAATGACAAGATACAAGCAATGAAGTAAACAATGGAGTTTTTTTAATCAAGCATCAATCAGAAATGGTTGGTGCTTTCTTTATGCTCGGAGAAATCCGGGCTTTTATTATGCTTTATTTTAAGGAGGTAGACGCCAATGGCAAACAGAATCAAGGGTATCACTGTCGAAATTGGCGGTGATACTACCAAGCTACAGACTGCCCTTAAGGGAGTTAACGGTCAGATTAAGAATACGCAGTCTGCATTGAAAGATGTAGAAAGACTGTTAAAATTGGATCCACATAATACAGAGTTACTTGCTCAAAAGCAGAAACTTCTCACACAGGCAATTGGAGAGACAAAGGAAAAACTCTCGACTCTTAAAACCGCCGCAGAGCAAGCTTATGAGCAACTCCAAAAAGGTGAGATTACACAGGCACAGTACGATGCCCTTCAGCGTGAGATTGCAGAAACAGAAGCCGAACTTAAGAAACTGGAATCACAGGCATCTAAGACCAATCAGACTCTTACGAAAATCGGTGAGGTTGGTTCGAGGGTTGAAGCTTTCGGTAACGGTGTTACAAATGTAGGTAAGAAAGTATCTGTGGCATCAGCTGCAGTTACAGCAATGGGAGGTGCTGCTGTAAAGACAGCAGCAGACTTTGAATCTTCAATGAGTCAGGTTCAGGCTACGATGGGAATTACGAAAGATTCCATGTCAACGCTTGATGGACAGTCCGTAAATACAATGGACGCACTGTCTGACCTTGCAAAAGAGATGGGAAGTAAGACTGCCTTTTCTGCAAGCGAGTGTGCAGAAGCTTTAAACTATCTTGCTCTTGCTGGATACGATACACAGGAGATGGCAGATACTCTTCCTACTGTATTAAACCTTGCGGCGGCGGGGGGACTTGATCTTGCATCGGCATCTGACATGGTAACAGATGCGATGTCTGCTCTTGGAATGGAAACATCTGAGGCGGATACGATGGTTGATCAGATGGCAAAGACTGCATCAAGCACAAATACCTCTGTTGGACAGCTTGGAGAAGGTATCCTTACTATCGGTGCGACAGCGAAATCTGTAAAGGGTGGGACAGCTGAATTAAATACGGCTCTTGGAATACTCGCCAATAATGGTATCAAGGGTGCTGAAGGTGGTACACATCTAAGAAACGTGATTCTATCCTTACAGAATCCTACAGATGGAGCAAGAAAGACGATGGAGTCTCTTGGGGTATCCGTTTACGACTCTGAGGGAAATATGAGAAGTCTGAATGATATCTTAGGTGATCTGAATGCATCTATGGATGGTATGACTTCTGAAGAGAAAGCAAATATCATCAGCACTATTTTTAACAAGACGGATCTTTCTTCCGTAAATGCTCTACTTGCAAACACAGGAGATACTTGGGATGAACTGCAGACTTCGATTGAAAATAGTGGTGGTGCTGCACAGCAGATGGCAGATACTCAGCTTGATAACTTATCTGGTCAGCTGACTATTCTAAAGTCTGCTGTTGAGGGATTTGCAATTTCCATTGGTGAGGCTCTTATGCCTACAATCAAAAAAATTGTAGAAAAGATACAAGGCTTTGTTGATTGGCTCAATAACCTTGATGAAGGAACAAGGCAGATGATTGTTAAGGTAGGACTATTTGTAGCTGCCTTGGGACCATTCCTTGTCATTCTGGGAACGATTATATCGAAAGTCGGAGTGGCCATGCAGGCGTTTTCGAGCCTTGGACTTAAACTTACTAGTCTGATTTCTAGTGCTGGAGGTGCATCAGGAGGACTTGGCGGTCTAGGAGCTGCCATAGGTGGTATTTCTGCCCCTGTAGTTGCAGTAGTAGCAGTCATTGGAACGTTGGTGGCTGCTTTTGTATATTTATGGAAAACCAATGAAGAGTTTAGAAGTAACATCATTGCCATATGGGAAAGAATAAAATCCGTCTTTGAGGGATTTGCACAAGGAATAGTCGATAGACTGAATGCACTAGGCTTTGATTTTGAGAATTTTGGAGAAGTTGTAAAAGCTATATGGAAAGGGCTATGTGATTTTCTTGCACCTGTTTTCGAGGGTGTATTTTCACAGATTGCTAATATCCTAGAGGGAGTGCTTGGAGTAATCACAGGTATATTTGATATCTTTGCCGGAATCTTTACTGGCGATTGGGATATGGTATGGACTGGAATCAAAGAAGTTTTTGGTTCTATCTGGGATTTCATTGTAAATACCTTTACAACAGCTATAAAAGGTATTGCAAATGTTATTCTCGGATGGTTTGGAACTAGCTGGGAAGAAGTGTGGACTGGAATCAAGGATTTCTTTGTAAATCTTTGGACGAGTATCTCTACCTTCTTTTCAAACATCTGGAATGGTATAAAAAATGTCGTAACTACCATCATGAATGCTATAAAGACCGTATTTACAACTGTTTGGAATGCAATCAGTACTACGATATCTACTGTGATAAATACGATTAAAAATGTAATTACTACAGTATTTAATGCAATCAAAACATTCCTAAGCAATATATGGAATGGAATAAAGACTACAATATCTACAGTAATAAATGCTATTAGTAGCACTGTATCAAATGTGTTTAATGGGGTGAAAAACACGATTTCTAATATCTTTAATGGGATTAAGGCAGTAGCAACGAATGTGTGGAATGGCATCAAGACAGCTATTACAACACCTATTGAAAAGGCAAGAGATGTGATAAAAGGCATAATTGATAAAATCAAAGGCTTCTTCTCAGGGCTGAAGCTTAGTCTGCCTCATATCAAGTTACCACATTTTAGCATCAAGGGTAGCTTTTCACTTGCTCCGCCATCTGTGCCTCATCTTGCGATTGACTGGTACAAAAAGGCTATGGATAAGCCTATGATCCTAAATGGACCTACCATCTTTGGAAGAAGTGGAAATACACTGCTTGGCGGTGGAGAAGCAGGTCCCGAAGTTATTATGGGACTTGATATGCTCCAAAGCATGGCAGAGGGGTCAAATCAAAATCTTATCGGTGTGATGAGTCAGATGATTGCAATGATGAGTGAGTATTTCCCACAGTTTGCAAATAGCACTGTTACACTTGATTCCGGTGCTATGGTAGGTGCTATGGCTCCACAGATGGATGCTGCACTTGGAAAATTAGCTATGCAAAAGGGAAAGGGGTGGTAGTCGATGTATCATAGCTTAATTATTGACGGCAAAAATACCTATGATGATTTTGGACTTATTCCCACATCCAGACCAATTATTAATCCGTCATCTCCTAGATATTCCTATATTGAAGTACCGGGAATGAGTGGTGTACTTGATGTATCGGATTCTTTAACAGGAAAGATGTCCTATGAAAACAGGACGGGCAGCATTGAGTTTCTGGTTCAAAATAAGAAGAAATGGAGCGATGTATATTCAGAACTTCTTGCATTTATGCAAGGCAGATTTATGCGGATTGTCTTAGAAGATGATCCACTTTATTACTATGAGGGCAGACTTCATATAAGTTCGTGGAAGTCGAATAAAAATAACTCGACCATCACGATTGATTATGATTTATCGCCTTTTAAGTATGAAACAAAGAATGCCGTTAATGGTTATCTTATCAGTGAGAGGAATTTATCAGGAAATGTCTATTACTATGCAGATGAAAGCACAAAGGTCTTAGAGATGATTGCTGAATGTGAAAATATAACAGGCTCAGGAATTAAGGCATACATAGATGGTTCATCATATCAGTGTCATGAGGGAATCAATCTTCTGCCAACTCTGCAATGCGATGGAAGTGGTTCTATCAGATTAAACGGAACAGGAAAAATTACAGTGAAGTATCGAAAGGGGAGATTGTAAATGTATACAGTAAAAATTGATGATGAAACATTATATATCCCCGGAGATAAGAACTTTGCGATTACATCACCTGTTCTTGATTTGGTGCTTGGTGGCAGCGGCAGTTTTAATTTTACAATTCCAAAGACAAATCCAAGATATGATGTGGTTTATAACAGAAAAAGTATGGTATCGGTATTTCGTGACGGTAAAGAAATCTTCTATGGTGAGGTAAGAAGTCAGGATAAAGACTTCATGGGAAATAAGAAAGTAAGCTGTGTAGGAGTCCTTGGATATCTTGCGGACAGCATACAGCCACAGAAAGAATATCATAATCAATCTCCAAGACAGATGCTTTCTGCCTTTATTACAGAGCATAATGCTCATGTGGAAGATAGAAAGAAATTTATCGTAGGCTCTGTCACTGTTACAGATCCAAATGATTCTTTATATCGATACTCAAACTTTGAAACCACACTTGACTGCATCAAGTCAAAACTAGTCGATAGACTTGGTGGATATCTGGTTGTAAGACATGAGAATAAAAAGCTGTATCTGGATTGGTTAAATATCGAGGATATAGGAGTTGAGAGTACACAGACGATTTCCTTTGGTTTAAATCTTCTTGATTATACGGAAAACCTATCTGCAGATGATATAGCAACAGCGGTCATTCCTCTTGGAGCGGAGATTGAATCAGAAGATTCTACAAACGATGTTTTAAAACAGTATGTAGATATTACTTCTGTAAATGATGATAAGAATTACATTGTCTCAGAGGATGCCTATAAGCAGTTTGGCTGGGTTTGTGCTGTAGAACATTGGAATGATGTCAATGTCCCATCAAATCTGATAAAAAAAGGTGCTGAGTGGATTAAGAGCAATCAGTTTGAAAATATCACGCTTAAATTAAAAGCTGTGGATTTATCGCTGATGAATGCAAGTTATGAGAGCATCAGCCTTGGTGATAAAGTTCGATGCATTGCAAAGCCTTATGGCATGGATAGATTATTCCCAGTGCTTAAACTATCGATTCCGCTCTCAAAGTCAGCTGAGACTAGCTTTGAACTTGGAGAGACTAAGCAAAAAGGATATATAGAGCAGATTTCTAAAAGCTATCAGTCCTTGGCGGAAGAAACGGAGCAGAACAGGAAAGTGACAAATGCTCGTATTAAAGACGCAGTCGATAATCTAACCGAACAGATGCATGGAAAACAGGGTGGATATAAGCTGACGGAATATGATGACCAGGGAAGATGGCTTCGTGATCTTTACATGGATACGATGGATAAGGATACGGCAACGAAGGTACTGCAGGTGAATCTGAATGGTATCGGTGGCAGTAAGAATGGATATGGAGGACCTTTTAATGTAGGCATGACACTTGATGGTCAGATACTTGGTGAAAGGATTGTTGCCAATTCCATCACATCAGAAAAACTTGCAGTATCTTATACTTCACAAGTGGAAAAGAATATATCTGATGCGAAGTCAGATGCGATTAGTTCGGCCAATGCTTCTACAGATAATAAGCTGAAGAATTACTACACCATGAGCGAAGTTAATACAAAACTTACTGCTACCGATGGAAAAATCGAGGCAAGTGTTGAGTCTCTCACACAGAATTTATTGCAGAAAAACGGCAATTATTATGGTGGTTATGTTCCAAATAACAATAACGCTCCGGCAAATTCATGGAATACTGTGTCTTTGAAGAAAGCACATGCTGGGGATTTCTTCTTTAATACTGCGACAGGTTATGCCTATCGATATGCTGTTGAGCAGGAAGTCTATAAGATTACATTTGCATCAAACTGCAGAACGGAAAGCAATACGACAGACTATGTAAGATTCTACTATCAAATAAACGGAAAAATCTATGTAACACAAAATTATGGTGGTACGGCGATTGCTAATGCCGTGGTGTATTTGCCAACCAATGTGTTCTGGGTTTATTGGAGAACGGATAGTTCAGCACATGATTATTATGGCTTTAAGATAACAAGCATTGAAAAGGTCAAGTACGCATACTATGAAGGTGGCACTAGTGCAAGTCTTCCAACGGATGCCGGTACAACGATAGAGATTTCAGGAACTTCTTATCCGGAATCCGAGCACAGCCCATATGCAGATAATCATAGACAGATGTGGAAGTATACAGGAACAGTACTTAGTTCATCAATTTCTGCCACCTGGCAGAGGATCAAGGATTCTGATATAGACAGCACACTAGATACTGTAAATGCAACGATCCAAGACAAAAGTGGTAATTACTATGGTGCGTATGCACCAACCACAGGTAATGAGCCTGCTAAAAACTGGAATACAAATGCAAAAAGAGAAGCACATATTGGGGATATGTTCTATAACACTTTGACGGGCTATGCTTACCGATATGCTGTAACTATGCAATGCATGAAGGTTACATTCTCTGAGGATTCAAGAACTGAGGGAGCAAGTTATGACTGGGTTCAGATATTTTATGAACTTGACGGGAAAACATACGCACTTCCAAAACTTGGAGGAAGTGATATAAAAAGTGCAGTGGTTTATGTTCCGGCTACAAACTTTCATATTTACTGGAGAAGTGATGGATCACAGAGTAATTATTATGGTTTTAAGATCACTAATATTGAGAAGGTCAGTTCCTATCAAGAAGTGAAAGGTATTGTTACCGATTTTCCTACAGACGGTGGAGAGGTCATCGAACTTGATGGGACAAACTATCCTGAGTCAGAGCATACGCCATATGGTGATAATGTCAGAAAGATGTGGAAGTATACATCGGCAGAGACGCTTTCTACATCCAGAAGTGCTACCTGGATAAGAGTCCAAGACCAGGATATCGCAATTGCTAAGACCAAGGCGGAAGAGGCTATTTCTAGAATTACAGTTGCAGAAGGTAGCATTACTTCGATGGTTAAAAAGGGTGAGTTTGGAACCTATATGCAACAAAACTACAATAGTTTTCTTCTTGGGTTTAATAATGCAAGCAAATATGTGCAGATAAAAGCCGGAGAGATTGGGCTATATAATGGAACGGTCAATACTTCCGGCAAACGTGCCATCATGAATGAGAGCGGCTTTCATTTTTACCGAGATAACTATTATGTCGGTAAAATCGGTACGAATGAGTATAGTGGAAATTCTGCCCATAAAGGTCTTGTATTTGACCTTGAGACACAAGGCAAGTATATGGCATTTGCACAGAAGGCCTCATCAAATGCATCCTCATATACCACAATGCTTTGCTTTTCTCGTGCAAGCAGTATTTATTCGCAGTACGGATTACATTTAGGGTGTGATCTTTATTGTCATGGATTTAAGTTAGTTGATCCACAGTGGGAAAGTGGCTGGGGTACGACAGCTACTATTAATTATGTACAAGTCCTATCAGTGGATTCATCAGGAAAAGTAACTAAATGGGGTTCAAATGGAAAGATGGTTTTTAAGAATGGAATTCTTATGGACTTGAATTACTATTCGAAGTAAGGTGACAGCATGGCAAAAGAGATAAAACTAATTACTCCACAGCAAGACATCGTGGAGAACACGGGCAATTTGATGGATGACGAAGTTTCCATAGAAAATACAAATATTCCGTCAGAGGATAAGGAACAAGATAACAGTAAATTATTGGAGCAGATCAATCATAAACTTGATCTGCTTCTTTCATTGAAGGGAGATGAATCAAATGGATAAACCAACTATGAACTACGCTGTAGCATATCAAAGATTTAGAAGTACTTTAAATGGTACGATGATAAATCTGCAAAAAGAATACCCACTGCCTACATATATGATTGAGGGTATCGTGGCAGGAATCTTAGCAGATATCCGCTCGGCAGCAATTGCAGAGTCTAATTCAGAGGAGCAGAGCTTTGCAAAGGAAAATGCTGAGTATTATGAAAAACAGTTACAGGAACTAAACGATGAACTGCTAAAGCTAAAAGCAGAAAAAGAAAATAGTGATGATGAGAGCTGATGCAATTTGCACCAGCTTTTTTCATATAGAAATTTTTTCAGAAAGAAACGGAGGTATAGCGATGAAAGAATTCTGGAACATGACACAGGTAGTTATTGCTGGTATCGGAGGATGGCTTGGATGGTTCTTAGGCGGGTGTGATGGCTTACTTTATGCACTAATTGCATTTGTAGTCATCGACTACATTACAGGAGTGATGTGTGCTGTTGTAGATAAGAACCTATCTAGCGAGGTTGGATTTAGAGGAATCTTTAAAAAGGTACTCATCTTTTTACTTGTAGGAATCGGTCATCTTTTGGATGCACAGGTGATTGGAACAGGAAGTGTAGTAAGAACTGCAGTGATTTTCTTCTATATTTCAAATGAGGGAGTATCACTTCTTGAGAATGCGGGTCATCTTGGGCTTCCAATCCCATCAAAAATCAAAGTGGTACTAGAACAACTCCATGAGAGAGCAGAAAGAGAGGAAGAGTAATGGCATATACAAACAGCAACATGGTGGCCTACACCAAACTCAGTCCGAATCATTCTGGGCAGAGAACACACGGAATCGACAGAATCACTCCCCACTGCGTAGTGGGGCAGTGTACGGCAGAAGGACTTGGTGACTGGTTTGCCAAGTCCTCAACACAGGCATCCAGTAACTACGGCATTGATAAGAACGGCAGAGTCGGTTTGTATGTAGAAGAGAAGAACCGTTCTTGGTGTTCCTCTTCGGGTGCTAATGATCAGAGAGCAGTTACCATTGAATGTGCATCTGATACATCAGAGCCTTATGCAATGAACAGTGCAGTATATGCGACTCTCATTAAGCTTTGCGTAGATATCTGCAAGCGTAACGGTAAGAAGAAACTCATCTGGTTTGGCGATAAGGACAAAACCCTTAATTACAGTCCGAAGTCTGATGAGATGATTCTTACCGTTCACAGATGGTTTGCCAATAAGTCCTGTCCAGGCAACTGGCTGTATGCAAGACTTGGTGATCTTGCATCTAAGGTTACTGCACAACTTGGTGGTGCTGCATCTACTCCTGCAGGCGGAAGTCAGACTCCGGTATCGAAGTTCCCGGCAGTGCCTTTTACCGTAAAGGTTATCATTGATGATCTGAACTACAGAAGTGAGCCTTCCATGAACGGAAAGGTCAATGGTCAGACAGGAAAAGGTGTATTTACCATTATGGAGGTACGTGACGGATGGGGCAGACTGAAAAGTGGTGCAGGATGGATCTATCTTGAGAATCCGTCTTATTGTACGATTGGAAACACTTCTTCATCTGCGGTCAAGACAACCACGAAGTCTGTGGATACTCTTGCAAGAGAAGTCATCCAGGGAAAGTGGGGGAATGGTACTGACAGAAAGAACAGACTTACAGCCGCAGGATACAATTATTCTGCAGTACAGAAAAGAGTGAACGAACTCTTGAAATAACTGAATATCGAAGCATGATGTATGCCCGTTGGAGATTGATTTCTCTGACGGGCATTATTTTTTTGCTTTCTGGTACTTAAAACAGCAGTCCGTGTCCTTTCACTATCAGAGGTAGTGGCCTCGGAAAGTGGAGGTGTCATGATGACAGATAATCAGAAAACATTGATTCAGATATATCGTGAAAAGGGCATGAGCTATAAGGAGATTGCGGATGCATTGGTCTTGTCCATCAATACTGTAAAAACATTCTGCAAGAGAAATGGACTCGGTGGAGTCAGAACCATAGCATCTGCAACGGATGAAGTGATGGTAAAAGCATGCGAATGCTGTGGCAATCCAGTCAGCCAGAACCCCGGAAGAAAGCAAAAGAGGTTCTGCTCGGACAGCTGCAGAAATCATTGGTGGAATACCCATATGGAAGATGTGGATAGAAGGGCAAATTATGAGTGTGTCTGTGAATGCTGTGGTAAGACGTTTTCTTCGTATGGGAATAAGAAACGTAAGTACTGCAGTCACAGCTGCTACATCAATGGCAGATTTGGAGGTGTGGAAGATGCAGGTGAGTAAGAACGTACCTGTTGCCACTCCCGTTCCTGCCCGCGCGATGACAAAGGAAGCCATGCAGAAGGATTTTGACTATGAGATGGCACAGAAAATAACAAAAAATCTGCTTGATGAGGGGCTGATTTCCATTGACGAATACGACAGAATATCGGCATTAAATGCTCAAAAATTCTCTCCGTTTTATGGGGATTTGATGGATATATAACTTGATAATTACACCCTTCAGAGTGATATATAGTACTGCCAAAACAAGGAGGTGAGACAATGGCAAGGATAACGAAAATTGAAGCCACAAAGGACTTCATAGGAAAAAAGAAAACACGAGTTGCTGCCTATGCCAGAGTATCTACCAGATCGGATGAGCAGTTACTAAGTTTGGAAACACAGAAGGAACACTACGATAATTTTATCAGTGCAAATTCCGAATGGGAGTATGCCGGACTGTATTATGACGAAGGTGTCTCAGGCACAAAGGTGGAAAAGCGTGATGGTCTGCTTGCACTTCTAAAGGATTGTGAAGATGGGAAAATCGACCGAGTGATTACGAAGTCCATCAGCCGATTTTCAAGGAATACGGCTGAATGCTTGGAGATGGTAAGAAGTCTGGCGAGATTAAACATCTACTTGTACTTCGAAAAGGAAAACATCGACACTGAACACATGAGTTCAGAATTGATGCTTTCTATATTAAGTTCCATTGCAGAGAGTGAATCGAGATCTATTTCACAGAACAGCAAATGGTCAATCAAGCATCGTTTCGAAGAAGGCACTTTCATTATCAGCTATCCACCATATGGATATGACAACCAGGATGGCAAGATGGTGATTGTTCCGGAAGAGGCAGCAGTGGTTAGGGACATTTTTGACATGACAATCAACGGCATGGGAACCTATGTGATTGCCAAAGCACTAAATGACAGAGGGCTACAAAGCAAGAAGGGAGCCAAGTGGCATCCATCAACTGTAAGAGGAATTCTGCAGAATGAAAAATATACCGGAGATGTGATTTTTCAAAAGACATATACCGATGACAATTTCAATCGGCATAACAATTACGGAGAGAAGAACATGTACCTTTGCAAGAATCATCATGAGCCGATTATCAGCCATGAGATTTTTAATAAGGCTGCAGCGGTGATAGAACAGAGAGCCAAGGAAAAAAGCATTGAAGCAGGTATTGGAAAGTACCAGCGTCTTTATGCATTTTCCGGGAAGATTATCTGTGGCGAATGCGGAGCGACATTCAAGAGAAGACAGCATTATAAACCAAGCGGAGATTATGTGGCTTGGTGCTGCAATACGCATATTACGGATAAGGATGCCTGTTCAATGATGTACATCCTTGATGAGGACATCAAGACAGCATTTCTCAGAATGATTCGGAAACAGCAGACAGCACATACACAGGTGCTAAAACCTTTTGTCGCCGGACTTAAGGGAACAAACAATAAGGAACGACTTCACCAGGTGCTTGCTTTGGAAGAACAAATTGAGAAGAATGCAGAGCAGATAACGGTTCTGACTAATCTGATGAGTTCCGGTTATATTGAGCCGGAGATTTTCCACGCAGAAAAGAATCAGCTGACCTTAGAAGCTGACAGGCTTACAAGGGAGAAACAACTGATATCGAAGAGTATCAATGGTGACCTTGCTCATTTGGATGAGGCACAGAAACTTCTACAGTTTGTTTCAAAGAAAGCAGAAATCACAGAGTTCGAAGATGAGATGTTTCTGGAATATGTTGATACGATGACGGTTCATACCAGAGATGAAATAACCTTTAATCTGAAGTGTGGACTGAATTTGACGGAAAGGTTGGTGGGAGCATGACACATACACCATACGGCTACATCATAGAAAACGGAAAAGCCGTTGTTTATGAGCAAACGGCAGATAGAGTAAGAATGCTATTCCAAGAATATATTGAGTGTGGGTCTATGAGGTCTGCAGCTATGAAAGCAGGAATTAATAAAACGCATTCGGTGATTGGTAGAATTTTAAGGAATAAAGTGTATATTGGCACAGAGTATTATCCGCAGATCATAGATGAGGACACTTTTGCAAAGGTTCAGGAAATCAGAGAAAACAATGCCAGAAGTCAGAATCGCATAAGGGCATATAGACCTCATCCCAAAGCAGAAATTGGAACCTTTACTATTGGGAAGGTGGCAGGAAAATATGATGATCCCTACAAGCAGGCAGAATATGCGTATAGCCAAATCACGGAGGTAGCAAATGAATGATAATGTAACATTGATTCCTGCCAGAAGGCGAGCAGGGAATCGAATATCAAAGGAAGAAAACAAGCCAAAGCTAAAGGTCGCAGCGTACTGCCGAGTCAGTACTGACAGCGATGAACAGGCGGGAAGTTATGAAGTGCAGGTTCAGCACTACACAGAATATATTGGAAGAAATAAGGACTGGGAACTTGCCGGAATATACGCTGACGATGGTATCTCCGGTACCAACACCAAAAAGCGTGAAGGTTTTAATGAAATGATCGATGACTGCATGGCAGGGAAAGTCGATATGATTATTACAAAGTCCATCAGCCGATTTGCAAGAAACACCATCGACTGTCTGAAATATGTAAGACAGCTGAAGGAAAAGAATATAGTCATCATATTCGAAAAGGAAAACATCAATACCCTTGAAGCATCTGGGGAGCTGCTTCTTACCATCATGGCTTCACTTGCACAACAGGAATCAGCATCCTTGTCACAGAATGTAAAGTTGGGACTACAGTTCCGATACCAGGAAGGAAAGGTACAGGTCAATCATGAGCATTTCCTTGGATACACAAAGGACGAGGAAGGCAACCTTATCATTGATGAGGAAGAAGCCAAGACCATCCGTAGGATTTACAGAGAGTACTTGGAAGGTGCAAGCTTCAGAGACATTGCGGATGGATTGGAACGGGACAAAATCAAGACCGGAGGCAAACGATATAAATGGCATTTGAGTACGATTCGTGGAATCCTCAGAAATGAAAAGTACATGGGTGATGCACTTCTGCAGAAGACAATCACAACAGATTTCATTGAGAAGATTCGAATCAAAAATGACGGCACGGTTCCGCAGTACTATGTAAAAGATAGTCAGGAGCCAATCATAGCAAGGGACATCTTCACGCAGGTGCAGGAAGAAATGGTCAGACGAGCCAATCTCACGAGTGGAATGGATGGCAAAAAGAAAAGGGTTTATTCCAGTAAGTATGCACTTTCCAGTATTTGCACTTGCACCAAGTGCGGTGACATTTACAGGCGAATTGCTTGGAATAACAGAGGAAAGAAATCAACGGTATGGAGATGCTGCACCAGAGTGGAGAATGGACCATCGGCTTGCGATGCACCAACCGTGCAGGAATCAGAATTGCAAGAGGCAACATTGAAAGCTATCAATCAGCTACTTAGCTGTTCGGACAGCATGATGCAGGTTCTAAGGAATAATATAGAGATAGCACTTGCAGATGATAATTCCGGGGAGATGGAAAGGCTGAATGTTATCCTGAAGGAAAAGCAAAAGGAACTCGTAAAGCTTGCCCATGCTAAGAAAGATTACACATCTCTTGCGGATGAGATAGATATTCTCAGGGACAAGAAACAGGAACTTCTGGTGCAAAGGGCAGAGATGGAAGGAGTGAAAAAGCGAGTAGCAGAGTTGACCGATTTCTTTCAGGGCACAGTTCAGGAACTGACGGAATACGATGAGGGAATGGTCAGAAAGTACATCGAGCAGATAAAGGTGTACGAGGATAAGTTCACAGTTTGTTTTAAGGCAAAGGTGGAGATTGAAATTGAATGTGAAAATAATAGAAAAATAATGGCTGTAAACAGGGATTGACAAAAGAAATATTATATATTATACTGATAACACCGTTACCGATAACTGTGTTATCGAAAGAGAGGTGTCTTATGTCTATCCCAGACAAAACAATCGATTCACGCATATTAGAATCAGCTAGAGAAGAGTTTTTAACAAAACCATACCAGGAAGTATCACTTCGAGATATTTGTAAAAAAGCGGGAGTGACTACTGGTGCGTTGTATAAAAGATATGAAAATAAGGAAGCACTGTTTGATGCTTTGGTAGAGCCTACGTTAGTGTTGATTGAAGAATATTCTAACCAGACAGAAACCTTCAACTATAATCAACTAGAGAAGAAGGATATGGAAACGGTATGGAAAAATACGTCTCATACTCAAAATAAGTTTATTGATATGATCTATGACAACAAAGAAGGATTTTTACTTCTTCTTTGTCATTCCGATGGAACAAAGTATCATAATTTTCTTCACGATTTCGTAAATATGGTTTCAAGTGCATCTATGAAATTTATGAATACGATGTGTAAAAATGGAGAGTTAGAAGAGGTAATTGATGCAGATGAGATGCATATGTTGCTTACCGCTTATTGGAGTACGATGTTTGAACCCGTTATCCATGGCCTATCAAGGGAACAAGCTTTAAGACATAGCTTAATGGTTGCCAAATTGTTTGATTGGAGTGCAGTTTTGGGCTTCTAA